AAGGGACTAGCGGATACGGGTATAGTTACAGTTCTTTACCTGAAATTTTCACAGTTATTAACCCTATCTTAAAAAAGAACGGTTTAGGATTTAGCCAATTATTAGGAACTAACGACTTAGGTGCTAATACTATCGAAACGGTAATCTTCCACGCAGAGACTGGAGAAAGCCTTTCTAGTACGATGATTATACCTAACGACGTTACTTTAAAAGGTATGAACGAATTTCAAGTAATGGGGTCGGCGATTACTTACTATAGACGTTACTCGCTATCAGCTATCTTAGGTTTAGTTACCGATAAGGATACGGACGCAGGAGGAGAACAGACTAAGAAACAAGCACCGGCTAAGAAACCTACTCCTAAAAAGAAAGAGGTTTTAAACTCTAGCCATAAGGTTTGGAATAACGTTGTAGTAGGTCTTAAATCTGGTTACTCTATGGACCAAGTAAAGCAGAAGTATACTGTTTCTAAAGAAGTAGAAGAGGAGTTAACTAAATTAGCTAGTGAGTAATGAATATGTATATAGTAAAATACTCTAAAGGAGAGTACGAATATTATAAAGAGCATTGTATTTTTGTAACTAGTAATAAATCTAAAGCTACTAGATACGTTACTAAGTTTAATAGAATACACAAAAAGTATAAAGAATATTACTCTAGATTTGAAGAAAAGAAACTAGGTACTATGAGCTGGATTAAAGACGGTTATTTAGAATACTTTGATAGATGGATAGCTGTTAGAGAAATTAACAAGTGTTATATTGAAGAAATAGAAGTTAGGTAGTTATGAAACAATTTAAAATAAGTCCAAGCCAATGCGGTAAGATAATGACCAACGCTAGGAAAAAAGGAGAACTATCTAAGACTACATTAACTTACGTTGATGAGTGGATTAAAGAGCAGATATACGGACGTAGAAAAGAGCTTAATAACAAGTACGTTGATAAAGGTAATGAGGTTGAGGTAGAGTCTATTGAGTACATTGAAAAGCATTTAAGTCTTAAAGGGATTAAGAAAAACGAGGAGACTTTTGAGAATGAGTTTATAAGAGGTACTCCTGACGTATTAACTAAAGACACAGTAATAGACTTGAAAAACTCTTGGGACTGTTTTACTTTCCCTCTGTTAGATACAGAAGTACCTAACAAAGACTACTACTATCAACTTCAATGTTATATGTCTTTAACTGGACGTAATAAGGCTAAGTTAGTTTATACTTTAATGAATACTCCAGAGCATTTATGTAAGTATGATATGATGAGCCACGACTACGATAACATTGAACCTCAATATAGAATTAAGGTATTTGATATAGAAAGGAATGACGACGTTATAAAGGAGATAGAGAACAGAGTTAAGGAGATTAGACAACACATTGAATTAGTAACAACATTTATTTAACGGCTACGGCTATGAATTGAAGGAGAAAGTGCAAAAAATGCACAAGTTGAAGGAGTAACGAGGTAAGTATGTTGTCGGATTTTTCCGATAGGAAAATATGCGACATACATACGGTTATGGTTAGTTTTTAATTTTAAAAAAATAGATTATGAAAAGAGAAGAAAAAATCAAAGAAGATGAACGTAAGCAAAATGAAGCGTGGTCTGATTATTACAGACAAAGAAGTATTAGAAGAAGAAAGCTAATAGGGATTAAACCAACGCAAGACCATATTGATAGGTGTGAAATGTTAATGGATAATGATGAAACTCGTTATCCTTTTGAACCCCCTCATGGGTATTATTAACCATAACGTTAAAAATAAACACAGTAAAAGGTTATGAAAAAAGAATTACAAAAGATTACGCAAGATTTAACCGATGGCTTAATAACAAATAATGAAGCACGAGCCCTTTTATTGGTTTTATTAGGTGTTAGCAACAGTTTTGGTCACGAAATTATTGAAAAGATTCGTAACTCTAAATCTGATGCAGAAGCTCGTAGATACATAAAGCAACATATTAAAAATTGTTGCTAACGCCAAAGTAGAAACCGTTTCAATGGTTTCTAAAGACCGTTAAAGCACGTTTTAATGTGCTTGATTTTAAATAGTAATTTTTAAATTTTATAATATGTCACAACAAGACAAGATTTTCGTAGGAAACGGAAAAGAAAACGAGCAGTATGGATTTGTAAACTTCTCTATCTGTTTATCAGATTTACCACAAGAACACGTTAGCGAGTACAAAGGTAAAAAGTACATTAACTTAACTATTTCTAAGAAGAGAAACGGGGCGGACCAGTACGGGAAAACTCACGCGGTTAGTGTTAATACTTGGAAGCCGGAGAAAAGCGCAGAGCAAGGTAATAAAGAGGTAACAGATGATTTACCGTTTTAAGTACTTGCTTAAAGAATTAGATTTAAAAATTATAGAGGGGTGGAAACGCTCCTCTTAAAACCAAAACTATGACGAAAACTTGTACTAAATGTGAAAAAGAAAAGCCTTTATCCGATTTTAGTAAAAAAAAACAGGGTAAACACGGAGTTAGTTCTATTTGTAAATTATGTTTAAATCAACACAATAGAGCATATCGAGAAGCTAATAAAGAAAAGGAAAAAGCACGTCAAAAAGCGTATCGAGAAGCTAATAAGGATAAGGAAAAAGCATATCGAGAAGCTAATAAGGATAAGATAAAAGCATATCAAAAAGCGTATCGAGAGGCTAATAAGGATAAGATAAGAGAAAAGGATAAAACATATCGAGAAGCTAATAAGGATAAGATAAGAGAAAATAAAAAAGCATATTACGAAGCTAATAAGGATAAGATAAGAGAAAAAAACAAAGCCTACTATGAAGCTAATAAGGACAAGATTAATAAAGTGAACAAAGACTACTTTAATAGAAATAGAAAAAGGTTGATAAATATCAGAGAGGATAATATAAAAAAACGCAAAAAAAATGATTCTTTATTTAAAGTTACGTATAACACACGCAGATTGATAAGAGGGTGCTTTAGAAATAAAGGATACACTAAAAAGTCTAAAACATATCAAATACTAGGCTGCACCTATAAAGAATTTAAAGAACATTTAGAAAGACAGTTTACTAAGGGTATGACTTGGGAAAATTACGGAGAATGGCATTTAGACCATATTTATCCAGTATCTTTAGCTGAAAACGAAGAAGAGTTGGTTAAATTAAACCATTATACTAACTTTCAGCCATTATGGGCGGAGGAAAATTTAAAGAAGTCGAACAAAATTGAAAACGGAAAACAAATTAAACTACTATGAACAGATTATTCGAAAGATTTAGAAAAAACGTACTAACTCAGTTATTTACTTACGGCTTTATTATGATATTAACCGGAATATTATCTAATTGGTTCTCTTGGGCATATCCTATTACGGTAGTTATGGCTATTGTTATAGCTTTTTACTTATCCGTATTCGTAGTAGCTGCAATCGTTAACTTTATTAAAGACTTAAGAAAATGATTAGTTTTATTTTTGTTCTATTAGCTTCTATATGTAATGCTATAATGGACGTGACTCAATTCCATTTCTGGAGGTCTATTTTTAATAACGATATCTTTAGCGGTAAATGGTGGAATGGTAATGTATCTTGGAGAAATAAATACATTAACGGAGACGTTAAGCTGGGTAGGACTAATACTCCGGTATGGTTTACGGACGCTTTCCACTTCTTTAAGAGTTCTATGATTATTAACTTAACTTTAGCGATAGTATTATATGATGTTATGATTAACCCGTTAATAGATTTTTTAATCTTAGGTCTTACTTGGAATACTTTTTTTAATTTATTTTACAAACACTTACTTAAAAAACAAACTTATGAGCAAGAAAAGAAGCGTTAATACTGCCTTTTGGAGTGACCCTTTTATCGAGGATATAGCGCCTGAGTATAAGTTATTATTCTTATACCTTATTACTAACGAGAAAACGAATATGCTAGGTATTTACGAAGCCTCTAAGCGTAAAATGAGCTTCGAGACTGGTTTATCCTTAGAAACGATTAAAGACGCTTTAGAAGTCTTCGAAAGGCTTGGAAAGGTTAAGTACGTAGATAACTATATTATCTTAGTTAACTATATGAAGCACCAAAAATACAATACGAATATGAAGAAGTCCGCTATCGAGACTTTTAACGAACTACCTAAGAGCGTTAGGACGGGGTTAGAGTCGTTAGATAAGTCTAAAGTAGAAGAGTCTTTTACTAAGCTATTAGAAGAGTATTCCCACGCGGAAAAGCTAATTATTAAGGAAGAAGTAGAAGACCC